GTCGGAACAATTAAATCAAGCACTACAAGTGCTCGTAAATGCTATCACCATTGCACAAAAGCGAGGCACATACACATTGCAGGAATCAGCAGCAATTTACGCCGCTATCCAGTCATTCAATGAGATACAGTCAAACACAACTGACAATGGTGCGGTAGAAACAAACGAAGTGGAGGAAACATGAATATGATTAAAGGAGCAGTTGATAAAACTCTAGAAAAAGTTGTATCACGAAAGCTACTTGTCTGGGCAACTGCAACTGGCCTCGCTGCCAGCGGCTTCTTGACCAGCGGAGATTGGGTTACAATCTCAGCCCTTTATCTTGGTGGCCAAGCGGTCATCGATGCTGTTGTTAGATTAAAAAGCGCATGATGAAGGGAACTTTTAGATTTCTAGTCGCCCACTGGAAGGAGGTCGCTCTAGCTTTGCTGCTATTTGCGGTCTCCTTCCTATGGTGGCGTGATCACAAGGGCTTGATCGATGCGTATGATGCATCTGTCGAGAGCTATGAAGTAAGAATTAAGGAACTAAAGCAGAGCCATGAACGCGAGACTGAGCGTAAGGCAGAGGCTCTGGAACAATATAAAGCCAAGATGGCGGAACTTGAAACAGAGTATTTCGAGTATAAGCAAGCTATCGAAGAGGCAAAGAAAGAGCGCGTGAGGGACTTTGTGACCTTACGACAAGAAGATCCTAATAAATTGATTGTAGAGATTGAGGCGAAGTTTGGTTTTGAGCACGTTGATTAAAGTATTATTTTTATTTTTCTTTATGATCCCCATGGCTCATAGTGGCGAGGGTAAATTTACTCTTGTCCCTAAGGGTGGGGTTGTTCGGTTTGAGGCTACCTGTTTCGACGCCGAGGCAACAGCCAAATTATTAGCTTGGAAAGAATTTCTATCAGAAGAATACAAAGCCAAATGCGAAATGGAAAAGCAAAAGATTGTTTTAGATTCAGAACTGGTTATACAAAACATGCAAATTACGTTGGACGAAACGCAGATCCGATATCAGGTAGAGATTGACACTAGAGATCAAGAGATCGAAAAGCTCAGAGAGATAATCAAGAAAAGCAAAAAAATTAATATCCCACTAGCTGTAGCGGGAAGTGTTGTTGCAGGTGTCGCCATTGGTTTTGGTGCATATCATATAGCGAGTAGGTGAAATGAAGAAGCACAAAGATCCAAATTATATAGCCAAACTAGAGAAGGCTATCGCAGAAAAGTATGGCCAAGAGGCAATTGCAAACCCAAGAGGCAACTGGAACGACGAAAAAGAGAAAATTTATCAAGAACAGATTGAGAAGATAAGGCAAAAAGAAGTATTATTAGATGAATTGGATCAGAAAACAGAAGTTAATGGTGTTTTGATCCCTAAAAAACTACTTAATAGAGAAAGCCAAAGCAGAACTTGCCCTGTGTGCCATACATATTCTTTTGACTCAAAAGATGATGTGTACATGAAAAAATTTGAATGTTGTCGTAATTGCTATATTCAATGGGTTGAGGGACGCGAACAACGCTGGAAAACAGGATGGAGACCAAATAATGGCAACAACACTTGAAATTATCAGAGGCATTTCACAAGCCGCTGCAAACGCATATGATGGCGCACATGACGAAAAGGGAGAGCCAATCTCCATCGGTCTAAAGCGCGAAGAGGGTGACCCAATAATTGACTCAAGAGTCATGGATGGGTTCGGTGTCCGTCTACACGGCGACATCCTCAAGATTTCATACCAATCTGAAATTAAACTTCGTGACGTACACGACAAGAGCTTCGAATCTGACATTGAGCAGACAATTCAAGACATCGCAAATTTTCTCAAGAAAGAGTTTAAAAAGATTACTGGCAACGCACTAACACTAACCCCGCAGGGTGAAGTAACAGTGCTGGTTCAAAATACATCGAAGATCAGAGTCTTTATCCTTGCGAACATGGACTATAAGATTGGAAACCTTGGTGATGTTGATACTGTAGGTGGCGAGTCTAAAGATAGTGTTGACGCAAAGTTCAAGAGTTTCTTAGATCAGGGGGGATTGGGCACCAGACCGGATAACGATAAGCGTAAGGAATAATGTCTTATCAATTATCAAAGAAAGAAGCAATCAGAGAGATTGTTAAGTGTGGTAAAGACCCATCCTACTTTATTAACAACTACACTAGAATCTCTCATCCACTTGAAGGATTAATTTCCTTCAAGACCTATCCTTATCAGGACGAACTGCTTAAGGACTTCAACGATTACCGCTTCAATATTATTTTAAAAGCTAGACAGCTAGGCATCTCGACTATTTCGGCAGCCTATATTGTCTGGCTAATGCTGTTTCATAGAGACAAGAACGTCTTGGTTATCGCAACTAAATTTGCGACTGCTGCTAACTTGGTCAAGAAGGTCAAGAATATCATGCAGAACCTTCCGCCTTGGATTCGTATTGCCGAGATTAAAATTGATAACCGCACGTCTTTTGTATTGACAAACGGCTCCGAGGTTAAGGCGGCTTCCACGTCTGGCGATGCTGGACGTTCAGAAGCCTTGTCTCTTCTTGTTATTGACGAGGCCGCGCACGTTGAAGGCCTTGAGGAGCTGTGGACAGGCTTGTACCCTACACTTTCCACTGGTGGTCGCTGTATTGCACTGTCCACCCCAAATGGCGTCGGCAATTGGTTTCACAAGACATATATCGAAGCGGAACAAAACGTTAACGACTTCCATCCTGTAGACCTTCCATGGGATGTCCACCCTGATCGAGATCAAGAGTGGTTCGAGAAAGAGACAAGAAATATGTCTCGCCGTCAAATTGCACAAGAGCTGGAGTGCAACTTTAACTCCTCGGGCGAAACCGTAATACACCCAGAAGATTTGGAGAGACTGGTCTTTAGCGTGTCTGAGCCAATGTATCGAACAGGCTTCGACCGTAACTTATGGCTGTGGGAACAGTACAGTCCCGAGTACACTTACTTACTAGTTGCTGATGTCGCCAGAGGAGATGGTGCTGATTTTTCTGTGTTCCACATAATTAAATTAGAGACCATGGAGGTAATTGGTGAATATCGCGGCAAACCCAACCTTGAGGAATTTGCTACAATACTTGATACCACAGGTAGAGAGTTTGGTAGTTGTCTTATGGTGGTTGAAAATAATAGCTTAGGAATATCAATCCTAGAGAAGCTACAGAGTAAAGAATACCCTAATCTATATTTCTCGGTGAAGGGAACGCACGAGTACATTGATCAGGTGCAAGCTTCGTCTATGACAAACTCAATCGCTGGTTTTACCACCTCTTCCAAGACTAGACCACTTATCGTGGCAAAAATGGAAGAATTCATACGAAATAAACTAATTACAATATATTCTTCACGACTTGTTGATGAATTCAAGACTTTTATCTGGAACAATAATAAAGCTGAGGCTATGAGAAGTTATCATGATGACTTAGTTATGGCATTAGCAATTGGATGTTGGGTAAGAGATACAGCACTTCAAACAAATCAAAGAGAAGTAGAGTACAAAAAAGCTATGGTGGGGTCAATGATGTTAAAGAGCAAAAATTTTAGAACATTAAATCCCGGCGATAAAGACATTCAACAAGGCTTAACTAAAGAACAGAGAACAGCACAAAATCAGTACAGAGACTTTGTTTGGTTACTAAAAGGATAGATAGATGGCTAGAAACTCAAGAAATACTAGAAACCCAAGATCGGAGCTTTTTAAATCTTTAACTAAGCTACTTTCTGGACCAATCGTTAATCGTAGAAGCCAAACAGGCCGTCGCCTCCGTCGCCATCAGCTTGACAGGTTTGCCACTCGCTTCACATCAGCGAGTGGGCAAGAGTTCAAAAAGAGTAACTATAATTCACTTGGCAACATGCAGCCGTCCTTGGTATCAGGCCATAACCGTACAGAGCGGTATGTGGACTTTGACCAGATGGAGTACACGCCAGAAATTGCATCAGCACTAGATATCTATGCTGACGAAATGACTACACATTCAGCCTTGCAACCGATGCTCGGCATTAAATGTTCTAACGAAGAAATTAAAGCTCTACTACATAGCTTGTACCACGATGTGCTCAATATCGAGTTTAACTTGTTTGGGTGGAGCCGCTCCATGTGTAAATACGGAGATTTTTTCCTATATTTAGATGTCGATGATAACGGTGGGATTAAAAGTAGCATCGGGCTACCAATTCAAGAAGTTGAAAGATTGGAAGGCGAAGATCCAACCAACGCTGATTATGTGCAATTTCAATGGAACACTGCTGGCCTAACACTTGAAAACTGGCAAATGGCACACTTTAGAATCTTGGGTAACGACAAGCATGCTCCATACGGCACATCTGTGTTAGAGTCCTCACGTCGAATCTGGAGGCAGCTAAGTCTTCTAGAGGATGCGATGATGGCTTACCGTATTGTGCGCTCCCCGGAGCGTCGTGTCTACTATGTTGACGTTGGTGCGATTCCTCCAAACGAAGTCGAGCAATACATGCAGAAAGTCATGACTCAAATGAAACGTAATTCTATTGTTGACGAGGGCACTGGGCGTGTTGATCTTCGATACAATCCACTTTCTGTTGAGGAAGATATCTACATTCCACAAAGAGGCGGCACGAGTTCTAGAGTCGAGACACTACCCGGTGGACAGTTCACTGGTGATATTGACGATGTTAAGTATCTACGAGATAAATTATTTGCAGCCCTTAAGATTCCAGCTTCTTATCTATCAAGAGGCGAGGGCTCGGACGAAGACAAGACAACACTTGCTCAAAAAGATATTCGATTCGCCAGAACAATTCAAAGATTACAGCGTTCTGTCGTATCAGAGCTAGAAAAGATTGGAATCGTCCATCTGTACACATTAGGGTTCCGTGGCGATGATTTAATTAACTTTAAGTTGCATCTCAATAACCCATCTAAGATCGCAGAGCTGCAAGAGCTTGAGCACTGGGATAAGAAGTTCGCCGTCGCAGGCGCTGCTACAGAAGGCTTCTTCTCACGCCGCTGGGTTTCAGAACATCTATTCAGCATGTCTGATGAAGAGTTCTTGCGAAACCAGAGAGAACTATTCTATGATCGCAAGTTTGACGCACAGCTAGCAGCGGTTGCAGAGGCTGTAGCAGAAGAGTCTGCTGGACTTGCAGGCCTTGGTGGTGACGCAGGTGGCGACCTTGGCGGGGATCTAGGAGGCGATCTTGGAGGAGACCTTGGAGGAGACCTCGGAGGAGACCTCGGAGGAGACGAACCAGCAGCCCCTGAGGCCCCGGCTGACGAACCAGAGGACGTTCTACTAGCAACTCCACCACCGGGCCGTCGTGAGGATAAGCCAACGCCAAAAAGCCTAGAGCCTCAAGCCAAGGGTAAAGAGTACCGTCCGGTCAAAGATAACCGTGATCGCAGACAAGCTGGGGCTGTAAAACGCCACCGCGCTTCGCAGGCAAACACAAATGTTGGCGATACTAGAAAGATTTTCCCCGGATTTACCGGCACTGGTGGGCTAGGAGAACTATCTAAAGGGATGTTTGAGGGCGAGGAATCTAGTTATAAGGAAAGGGATTTACTCGAAGAGAAAAAGATCCACAATCTTAATTACGAGGTCACCAGATTAATTGAAAACTTAGAAAATTCGGAGCTAAAGAAAAATGAAATTCAGACACAATAAAAAAAGAAATACCGCTTTTTTGTATGAAACATTAATTAAAGAATTAACAAAAGCAGTTGTAGACAAAGACATTGAAAGAAAGAACTTTATTGTTAAAACAATGAAGAAGTATTTTAATTCTAGAACTCCTCTTGGCCAAGAGCTTAGAATCTACAGAGATCTCAATGAGACAAACGGCGTAGACTTGTACACAGCCGAAAGATTATTGGTGGAGTCAAGGAAAGATTTCGATAATATGGATCGCAAAGAAATTTTTAATTTACAAACCGAACTTATTACAGAAATCAATAAGGCAATCGGAAAAGAAACATTTAATAACTTTGTTCCAAACTATAAGAGCCTAGCAACAATCTATCAGATTTTCTTAAATCAAAGCTCCACTAAGGAGCTAATTTTGCTAGAGCGTAGAGTATTATCCAATATGGTGGCCAAGACAAAAGGTGCTGTGGTCAAGGATATGCCACATGTTAATAATCTTACACTCAAGGCATTCATCACCAATTATAACAACAAATACTCAGAGTCTATCACTGAAGGCCAGCAGCAATTACTAAACAAGTATATTCTATCATTTACAGACAACGGCCTTGAACTAAAAGCGTACCTTAATGAAGAGGTATCGCGATTGAAAGGCGAGCTTGAATCTATTCTAGGGCAGAAAGATGTGTCCGCCGATAAAGACCTACAAAACAAATTCAAAGAACTGCACGCTCTTTTAGAGTCGTTCGGCAGGACAAAGGTGGACAACCAGATGGTCACCAAAGTGCTGAAGATTCAAAAACTTATAAAGGAAGCAAAAGAATAATGCCAGTATCAATTAAAATCGGCGATGAACAAGAAGTGGAGCCTGTTGTGGCTCCCGAAGACAAGCCTGCGGTAAGTGTCAACCTAAACATTAGAAAGACCATGGACGGGGATTTGATGATCTTTGATCATGCTGATATTGATATCATTATTATGAAAAAGAAGCAAAAGATTGTTGCATTCCCTAAAGATATAATGTCAGAGGTTGTATACGGAGCACAGGATAGACTCTTTAAGTTTTTAATGAAGCGCGGCATGATTCAGATTGACTCTGTAGTGGGTGGTTCAATTTATGGTTCAATTCAAGCTGAGTTGCTTCCGTCCTCTGAATTTAATAATATTAGACTAGCCATTGTTAATATCGAGAACTGGATTGACTCGGAACGCCCCTACTTTGAATTTGTCGAAGATTTCGAGGAGTTACAGGCAGACAGGCTTACAGATCCATCAGATGAGGACTCAACAGAGTTGGGCGAAGTGCCACATGAAGAAACAAAGGGCACTCTACGACCGGGCTATAATTATGGCCCTTATTATCAATCATATACATATGAATAGAGGTTAGTATGGAATTACTATGGTTTATGCTCGCTTGCTACGGCTTGACGTACCTTGTCGTGTACGCGAGTATTTTTAATAGAATACGGCCAAGCAAAGAGTGGCTTGGTGGTTTTGGTAAGTTATTTAATTGTACATTGTGCTTTGGCTTTCACGCTGGATGGTTTTTATTTGCCATAAACGAGTGGACGGAACTATTTACTTTTGACTACACCTTAGCAAATTTCCTTATTTGTGGGTGTGTAGGTTCTGGGACATCATATTTTTTATCTATGATTGTAAATGACGAAGGCCTTCGGGTATCAAAGGAACATTAATAATGAAAATCTCTGAAAGCGAATTAAAACAAATTATTGTCGAATCTATTGAGCAAGAAGGCCTAGATGAGTCTGTCATGGATGCAATCCGAGGCACCTTCGGTGGTGTCAAGAGGGCAGTATCGGGAACTGGTAAAAGATTCAAAAGTGGCAAGTATGATACTGTAAAAGCTAGCACGGTCAAAAGATCTCTAGCTGCCCTTGAGAAACTAAAAGCCAGCGCAGCCGATTTTGAAGAGAGCGATGAGTTTAAAGCTGCACTTGATTCTGCAATCCAAAACCTGCAAAGCATTGATGTTTCCGAGCCAACCGATCCAGCCGCAGCGCCTACAGGTTCGGGAGACTCTGCAACAGCAAGACGATCAGCAGCTAATGCCGCTGCCCGTGCCGCCCGTGACGCTGCTAGGTCAGGGACTACACCTGCAACCCCCGATGCCGGACCTGATGATGTTGATGTTGGGGCACCAGAGGCCCCAGCCAGTGAGAAACCAAAAATCAGCGTTTTTAAAGGCAAGGGTGGTCAAGGTGTGCAATCCCAGATGTCACGAGCCGGTGTTAAAGGAAAGGATATGGGTCGCATTTTAAAGGGCCTTAAATCAGACTTGTCAGCCGCTGGCTTTGATGTACTAGAGGAAGCCGCTCGTAGAGAGATCTCACTAGAGAAGACTTTGCAAGCAATTGAGCAGATTGCAGATCCTGAACAAAAGAAGGCGGCAAAAACAATTATTATTAAACTTCTAAAGAAGAATAAAGTCAAGGTTGCTGATGCTCGACTTAAGAGAGAAGAAGTTAACGAGTCCGTAGAGAACAGCCCAAAGGGCGTAATCAGTGAGCAATTGGTAGCGAGATTCGCTCAGATTGCAGGATTAACAAAGGAGTAAACAATGCGACGTAGAAATATCCCAGAAGTTCGACGCTGTTGTAGCGGTTCCTAACTCACGCGGGTAGCGCCCGCGTTAATTTATTTGGAGATTAATATGGCAAAACAACTTTTAAGAGAATACTATGCCCTATGTGATGGGGGAGTCTGCCAAGACTTACTAACAGAACAAGAAAAGAAAGACATGTCCGAGGGCAAAAAGTTCTACATGACAGGCTGTATGCAGAAGTATAATACTCCAAACGGCAATGGTAGAGTCTACTCCAAAAATATTCTCCAGCGTGAAGTTGAGAACTATTGGAAGCTTGTTAGAGAGCGCAGGGCTCTTGGCGAGCTAGATCACCCTGATGACTCGGTTATCAACCTTAAAAATGCATCTCACCTCGTTATTGATATGTGGTGGGATGGCGAAGCTCTAATGGGCAAGGTCGAGATCCTTAACACCCCATCTGGCAATATTTTGCAACAATTAGCAGAGTCAGGCGTCACGCTTGGCATCTCATCAAGAGGCCTCGGCTCTGTTCGGCAGGAACGAGGCAAAACAATTGTAGAGGATGACTTTCAGTTAATCTGTTTTGACTTTGTTTCAGAGCCTTCTACCCCCGGCGCTTTCATGCATGTTAAAAAAGGCATGATGGAACACAAGGAGCCAAATATCTTTACAAAGTCAGATAGACTATACAGATCACTAAACGACATTTTGAGAGACTAGAGAAATATGAAACGTTCAGAATTAAAGAAAATGATTATGCCTATTGTAAAGGAGTGTGTTCAAGAAACATTACTTCGTGAGGGACTACTATCTAATATCGTATCAGAAGTAGCACAGGGCATGGGTAACCAATTTATTGTTGAGAACAAAGAAGAGTTGGTTCCACAATTATCAAATGAGAACAGCGTCCAAGCCAACCTAATGGCCGAAAGAAAAACAAAAGAACTAAATGCTTACAAACAAAAATTACTAGACCAGATCGGCAGTGATTCCTATAACGGTATTGACTTGTTTGAGGGTACAAAACCAGCAGCCCCACAGCAGTCCGTAACACAAGCAGCGAGTCCACTAGGCAACAAAGACCCCAATGATGCTGGTGTTGACATTTCAGGAATTATGGCTTTAGGTGGAAAAAATTGGAAAGCTTTGATGGGCTAAACTATTTACAGGAAAGAGGAGTGAATTATGGGAGATAAAACAGGATATATTGTTGATCACGGTCAGGGCACCGCAACTGGTTATCAGCACAGGTGGAACACACCCGGAATCCGCAGCGTCGGATCATATCAGGTTTCAGGCCATCCGTTTATCACGGGTTCAACAAACTTGGATAATAACAAGGTTCAAATGGTAGAGTTTCCGTTTGTATCTAAATCGTTTACCGTAATTAACAATAACGTGAATAGCGGGGAAGATCTAAGAGTTCATTTCCAAAGTGGATCTAGTTTAGTGGGTAGCCCAATTACAAAACCCGGTGATTTTGATCAATCTGGTGGCACAACAATAGCAGCCGCTGATGACGTAATTGCAGGCTTGCATTTTATCACCGTGCCCGCAGGATTTGCTAGCGTAACTTTTGATGTTAAATGCAAGAGATTCTATATTTCAAACGGCTCTGGTGTTGATGATCTCTCATATCAAGTCATGGCTGACCTAACGAATATTTCTACGGATCGGATGTACCACTTGACAGGATCAGGAATTACAGACCATCAAGACATAAGCTAATACAGAGGTAATTAATTAATGGGAAACTTTAGGCCATCAAGAACTATATTAGCAGGAGAGGAAACATCTCGCTTTGCAACCCCTACCGCAGCCGGTGCCGGTTTTGACGGTGCCGCAAAAGTTGAAACTAAAATTCAAAAAATTAATGGCCAGATTATAACAACAATTCTTGTTGATCTTGAAGGCTTGGTGGTTTCTGGTACAGTTAAGGATATTATCGGTGAGGACGGAGCCGCAGCCGCTTTTATCACTAAAACCGAACTTGCTAACACTGGGAAGGTATACAAAGTCGAAATGGCTTGTGTCGAAGCACCTGCTGGAACAAACACTACTGCCGACATTGATTTGGTGGTGAGCACGGTCTCGCTGGCTGAAGACGCTACATACGATAGCTCAGGATCTTCGGTTGTCCTTATCGCGGCAGGAGGCGACTATACCGGTGGTATGTATAAAGTTAGTGCAGTTGACACAAACATTAATGCTGCTTCATCTGCTGGTGGCCGCTTCCTGTATTTAGCTAACGGATCCGGCGCAAATTCTGGCGGGACTTACACGGCAGGCAAATTCATCATCACGCTATTTGGTGCCAATTTCTAAAGTTAACTCATCTTCTGACTAATTACTACAGTAATCGTTAGTAGGGTTTTATATGTCCAATCGTAAATTAGTAGGAACCGAATTTAGAAACGAGTTTCTTAGATCACTTAACATTCTCGCCCCCCGTATTGCAGCGGCGATTGAGCGTTACGGGTCAGACCCGCTAATTGTTGATAGCTTAAAAGTCAACGATCAACTGACTGCTAACAGCGCCACATTTAGTGCAGGGGTCCAGATTGATACCACCCTTACGCTCAAGGATATAGGCACTCATGCTGACACGCCTGCGAGTGGTTTTGGTGTAATTTATGTCAACGGTGATGTACCGTACTTTAAAGACGACGGTGGCACAGCAACTTCGATGATCGCGAGCGGTGGCGGGTCTGGTTCGCCCGGTGGCTCAGACACGCAGATTCAATATAATAACGGCGGATCGTTTGGTGGCGTTGCTAGTTTAACGTTTGATGATAGCTCCGGTCACTTAACAGTAATTGATGATAAGAAACTGCAATTTGGAACTGGCAACGACGCATCCATCGAATACGATGAAGACGGAAACGACGTGCTTGCAATTGATGGTGCAGCAACTAAATTTACAGTTGCAGGTGTCGAGATTGAAAATGGCTCAACCACTGGTGCTGCTGCCCTGACCATTGATAATGATGATACAGACCAAATTGCTCTTAGTATCGACGCCGCCAACATCGACGCAGACGTAATCGATATTGCAGCCGACGCAGTAACCACTGCCAACGTAATGGATGTCTCAGCCGATGCTCTAACGTCAGGCGCTATCTTGAATCTTGTCTCAGACTCAAATTCTACCACAGCCAGATCCCTAGTGAAGATCACAAATGATAATACAGCCTCCACTGAAGTGAAAGGCTTAGAAATGGTTATGGATAGTGGGCATTATGGTATCCATCTCGATCATAATTACTCTGACACTTCTGCACAAACTATCTATGCATTAAATATTGATTTTGATAAGACAGGCGCTTCGACAAGCAATAATGCAATGTATGGTATTTTCCTTGATATGGATAATACTACAGCCACTAACGGCGTTAACAATATGTTTGGTCTTGATGTTAGTGCAACGCTCACCCACGCAGCAAATGCAGGCACTGCTAATGTAACCGGAGCAACTATTACTGCCACGGCTGGCACAAATGGATCTGGCAATGCAGTGGGAATGCAAGTAATCACCACTGGAGGCGATAATAATACAGGTCTTATCATAGATTGTGATGATGGTGGCAACGATTTCTTAATTAGAAGTTCGGCTGATACTGGAGATCTGTTCAAAATCCAGACTACCACTAACGGCGCGACCACTATTACAACCGTTGATGATGACGCAAACGAAGCAAACTTAACCTTCACCATCGACGGTTTCATAAAACTTGATGGACTCGGCGTTGAAATAGAGAATGATTCGACTTCGGGCACTGTTGCTCTTCTTATCGATAATGATGATACAGACCAAAGGGCGCTCGCCATCGAGGCCGCCAACATTAACCAAGACGTAATAGGAGTCACCGCCGATGCTGTAACCACAGCCAATGTTATGGATGTCACAGCCGACGCCCTCACAACAGGCGGCATCCTAAACCTTGTTTCTGACTCATCAGATACCTCAGCCAGAACACTCGTCATAGTCAAGAATGATAACACTGCTGCAACTAGCACTGTTGTTATGCATCTTATTAATGACGCCATCGGTGGCCTTGATGATCCAATTCTTTTAATTGAGTCAACATCAAACGAAACCCACCCAGTGCTAGAATTAAAAAACTCAAACGCCTCCACTACTAGCGAACCTATCTTGATATTCACCAATCCTGATGATACAGCCGAGGCTGACGACATGAAGCTTGGTCAAATACAATTTAAGGGTGTGGACTCTGGAAATAATGCCACCTTCTATGCTCAGATTAAAGCTGATGCCACCGATATAACCTCAGGAGATGAAGGTGGTGAAATAAAGTTTATTGTTATGGCCGGTGGAACCGCTGGAACAGCCGCTGTGAAAGAACTTCTAACTATTGGCGGCGAAGACGTTGCGAATTCAACCAACTGTGCCGTCATCGTTAATGAAGCTGGCATCGACTGCGACTTCCGCGTTGAGTCTGAAGGCGAAGATGAAGCTATTTTCTTGGATGCAAATGCAAACGCACTTCATATCAACAAAGGCGAAACAGCGTTCGAGACCCACATATATAGCACCAATGATGTTGCCATGTCAGTTACCTCCGCTGGGGTGGTGTTCAATGAAGATGGTCACGCCACAAACGACTTCAGAGTAGAATCCGATAACATTACTATTGCATTTGGCGTTAACGCTGGCGATGACACAATTATGGCTGGTGGCTTTGATAGTTCAAACCACAAAGACGGGTTCGCTGTCTTTAATGACTTCAATGCAACAACTTTTGAGAACAAACTTACTGACGGGCAATTTGGTAGCGCCAAGATATTAAGATACTCTCCGGGCGCGGATGACACTCTTACAGCAGGGCAATTGTTTTTCTTGCACACAGACGGCACTTGGGACAGCACGGATGCTGATGCAGTTGCCACTGGCGCAACACAAATGCTTGGTATTGGCCTTGGTGGTTCGGCCCGGACAGTTGGCTGTTTAATTAAAGGATTCATACGAATCCCATCTACAGAAATACTAAACCTTCCCGGCTCTGGTGCCTGCGACGGCCTGCCTCTTTATGTTTCAACAACAGCAGGCCACCTAGACTTTACAGCCCCATCTGGAAATGGTGACTTTGTTCGCATCGTTGGTTACGCAATTGATGATGATGGTGGCGACGTTCTTATTTACTTCAGTCCAGATGCAACACATGTGGAGATTACAGCGTAATGTCGCTTAAATTCGAACAGCAAGGTCTAATCTTTACAGATACAGCTATTAATGTGGAGGATAGTCCTGACAATTCACACAGTAATCAGGAAGTCATGGGCTCGTGGGAAGATCCACTAATGAAGCGACACGCAGAGGTGGTTTGTGAAAACGGGGGAGACATATTGGAGATTGGATTTGGCATGGGCATATCTGCCAACTATATCCAACAACAGAACCCTGTTTCACACACAATAATTGAAAGTCACTCTCAAGTGATAGAAAAATTAAAAGTTTGGGCAGATGACAAACCAAATGTAATTGTTGTTGAGGGTCACTGGCATGATGTAACAGGTAGCTTGGGTATATACGATGGGATATTTTATGACACTTTTGGTGACAAGAAGCTTGCTGAATTTAAAGATGCCTGCGAGCAATTAACAAAATCTGGAAGTATTATAACGTTTTGGAATCATTATGGGGTAATGGACCGCAACAACGCATATGGATTTGTTGATAATGTTAGTTATGAAGAAGTTGAAGTAGAAGACCCCTATTCATCCGGCGCAAAATATTATTTACCAAAGGTGGTGGTATAATGCCAACCATTGCATGCGCCAGCACCAGTGGTGTTGTTCGAGAGGCAGACGCAGATTTTGCCGACGCCAGAGACGGAAATGCATCGTTCTCTACATTCGTAGACCTATCAGATACTGACGACCTTATTGTTGCGTCTTTAAGCAGAGGCACCCAGTTTATATTTAGAGGCTTTTATGCCTTTGATACTTCAGGTATTACATCAACCGTTGCTAGTGCGACTCTAGATGTTAATATCAAAACACTTCTTGACACTGACGGCAGCGGCGTAACAGGTATTCTTGTAAAGGGCTCAAAGCCAGATCTATCGACCGACATCGCAGCCGCAGACTTTACATCTGCTCCGGGCTGCACAGCATCACAATCAGGAGCTTCGTATGCTTCAACGGCCACGGCGTATTCAAGTGCTTTTACGGTAACCGGAACAGGGGCACTATCAATAACATTTAATGCAACTGCGCTAAGTGATATGGTAAGTAATAGTGTTTTCAATGTTACCATATTTAACCATGACCATGATTTTACAAACAATGCACCCTCAAGCGGTGATGCGATCAACCGTTTTGATTTTGACGGAAGAACAGGAACTACACCCCTTGTTTTAAATTATACCCTAGCGACCGGCTACACACACAATGTTATGGGCGTAGCTGCTGCAAACATTGCAAAGGTTGATGGAGTCGCCACAGCCAACATTGGCAAAATCAATGGTGTTGATTAATTTATAGGATACTACTTATTAATACACATGTCACAAATGGAGCAGTTGTGAGCAACAGAAACTATAGAAACCACAGAGATCGGGACCATAATCGTAGAGAAAGATATACCCCACCTCATGTAGGCAAGAGGCACAGCAATTTAACAGTCGTGCCGAGACAAAATGAGCCAATCGAAAGAGCGATTCGTAGATTTATTAAAAAATGTAAGAAGATGAAGATCATCGAAACATACAGAGAAAAGACTGATTATTATGAAAAGCCATCAGTTGTGCGAAGAAAAAAAGCAATTCGCCGCCAGAGAGCAATTGATAAGGCAAATAAAGCTAACGCAAACAAATAGTCAATTTTAAATTAACAGGATTTTGTCTTTTCTACATACTATTTAGATGTAGGCAAACGATAATATTTTCTTGCAAGGGAATCCAATATGTCAACAATGTTAGAACAAGCTTTAGTAGATGCGACTGCTCTTAGAGAAGCAGCACTTAAAAACGCAGAGACTGCAATTCTTGAGAGATATGCAGATGACGTGAGAACCACCATGGACTCACTCTTGGCCGAACAAGAGGATATGGGCGACATGGGAATGCAAATTGCGGACGAAGATCCAGAAGGCGACATTCCAGATGCAGCCACTAGTGATCTTAAGGTGTGCCCAGACGATGATGAAGTAAAGACTTTTACTTTTTCTCTAAACGACCTCCGCGACACTCTTGATAAACTAGGTGATGATGAGGCTGGAGAGCCAGAAGATTCTGAAGAGCTTGCTATGGACATGGGTGCAGAGCCCGAAGAAGAAGAATTAGAATTGCAAGAAGATCTAGAGCTAGATGAAGAGATGCTATTTGAGTATCCTGAAGGACAAGTTAACGAGCAAGAAGAAATTACAGAAGACGAGACTGCACTCCCAGAAGGTATCGACCTAGATAAGTTGGTTGAGGAAGTTATCGTTGATCTTGCTGGAGATGAACTAACTGGCTGGGCAGGACGCCCACGATCAGATGTTGACCACGCCAAAGAAATTAGATTAGCACGGGCTGCTTCCACCGAGGCCAAAGAGCAAAACGAAAAGCTCAAGGCAGCACTCGGAGAACTCGCAGAGTCAAGCAAGGCTGTAGCTAATGAAAACCAACTTCTCAAGCAAACACTTGAGACGATGAAAGAAAAACTTGAAGAAGTCAATCTTTCAAATGCAAAACTACTTTACATGAATCGGACATTGAATAGTCCCTCCCTGAATGAGCGGCAAAAAACTAAAATTGTCGAATCTATTCAGAATTCTGATTCAGTTGAAGAAGCGAAGGTAATCTTTGAAACTCTTCAAAGCGCAGTGGGCTCTTCCAAGAAGAAGCCAGAATCACTACGCGAAGCTATCAAGAGACCTTCTATTTCCGTGCCTAGTAGAAGAAACAAATCTTCACAACGTGATACGATTGTGAAAGAACGCTTCCAACGCTTGGCTGGAATTTCTAGAAACTGATAGATTATATCTAAAATTATACTAAAAAAGGAGGTGATAAAAATGTCAGTATTAGATAAATTAACTGAAGGGATCGTTTCTCGCGATCTCCGACAAGAGGCAGATGCTCTTCTCTCCAAGTGGGAAAAGACTGGTCTTCTTGAAGGCCTCGACGCCGATAATGAGCGTCAAGGCATGGCACGCTTGCTTGAAAACCAAGCGGCACAGCTTCTCAAAGAAGCATCCTCAATGGCAGGAGGAAACGTCGAGGGCTTTGCTTCCGTCGCATTCCCACTTGTCCGTCGAGTTTTCGGTGGCCTCTTGGCTAACGATGTTGTCTCAGTGCAACCAATGAGCCTTCCATCAGGTCTCATTTTCTTCCTTGACTTCACACATAGTACAGAGGGTGTTGGTTCAGGTGTCCGTGGACAGGGCGCTACCGGCGAGTCAGTGTACGGTGGTGGCAAGGTTGGCTTCCAGATCACTGGTGGTGTTGATCTTGGGTACGAAGGTACTCGTGCAATTGGCGCAGCCGCTGATGGTAACCCCGGCCTAGACGTTGGGTTCTACAACCTTTCAACTGGGTTCTCTGCACCTACTGGTTCAACCCTACTTGGTGGTATCACTGAGATCAAGGCACACGCTATCGGGGCTACTGCTGCTTCCGCGTCTGCTGTTATTGATCTTGCTAGTCCAACCGACGCTCAGAAGAAGGCACTTCGTTTCGACCCAGACGTTCTAGGTCTTGGCGATGGACACGAGGCAATTTTTGCTCGCGTCAAGCTTTCCGACATTGAGGAAAGTGGACAGCTTCTTAACAAGCGTATGCTTACAGCAATCTCTTGCTCTGTTGCAGGAACCAGCCTTGATGACCTAATTATGGTTCGTCGTCTTACCACTCTTGGTCAAGATAACGCTTCAACGGACTTCAACGCTGCATTGCACCCAACTGAGGCCGGATATGACGGAAGCGAGAACACTGTGTTCTTCGTCTTCGTTGGTACTGATGCCAATGTTATCGCAACAAACCACCAAGTAGCTGCTGCTCAGGCTGCACCTACAATCCACTTCCCACTTGCGGATAACTTCGGTGGTGCAAGAACCAATGACGGTAACGACTCTGTTGGTACTGTGATTGCTCAGACTGATTGGGGTCTCGAAAACGAGACAGCGATCCCTGAGATCGACATCAAGGTGGACAGCATTGCTGTTACCGCAGTCACTCGTAAGCTCAAGGCTAAGTGGACCCCAGAATTGGGTCAAGACCTCAATGCTTACCACAACCTCGATGCCGAGGTTGAGTTGACCTCAATCCTCTCCGAGCAAATTGCTCTTGAGATTGATCGTGAGATCCTACAGGATCTTATCAATGGTGCAACTGCTGGTACGCTCTACTGGTCACGTTCACCGGGTCTATTCGTCAACCGTGAGACTGGTGCTGAAATTGGTGCGTCTTCTGCCGCTCCTGATTTCACAGGTACTGTTTCCGAGTGGTACGAGACTCTCATCGAGACCATCAATGATGTGTCTGCTAGAATCCACCGTAAGACTCTACGGGGTGGTGCTAACTTCGTGATTTGTTCACCAGAAGTTGCTTCTATCCTTGAGTTCACCAGCGGATTCCGTGCAAGCGTCACTGTTGACTCTGATGCAGGCTCAATCGGTGCTGTTAGAACCGGCTCAATCTCTAAGAAGTTCGACGTGTACGTCGATCCTTACTTCCCACGGAACGTGATTCTCGTTGGTCGTAAGGGTGGTAGCTTCCTTGAGAGTGGCTTCGTCTACGCTCCATATGTGCCACTACAGGTCACACCTACTATCTTCGGTATCGAGGACTTCGTGCCCCGCAAGGGTGTCATGACTCGCTACGCCAAGAAGATGGTCCGTGGTGATATGTACGGTCTAGTTATCTGTCGCGGTCTTATCGGTGAGGCTGGTGCAACCAGCTAATCGATAGCGATTGACTAACAATCTAACCCGCTCTCTTCGGAGGGCGGGTTTTTTATTTGCTTAAGATATTTAATAGAACTAATTATATGTGAACCAGTAAGGGTTCATCCTAAGTTATTACATGCTTGAAGGCATGGCCGCAATTTAGCGGTGACACGATTATAAAAGGAGGGTTTTTAACTATGGGAACTAAAAGAGTAGGCCTCGCAAGAGTTGAGGCATTAGTAGAGAATTTGAAGAGAGAGCTAAGCTTGGGTCAAGCCACGCTCGTTGGACACAAGAAAAACGTCAAGACTATGAGTGATGGTCTTGTTCTAACAGAGGACGACAGTGGGTCATACTGTCTTTTTGCTGCCGCTGCGGCAACTGCTGTGACCTTGCCTGCACCGGCTGTAGGTTTAGAGTTCACCTTTGTCACTACGGTCACAGCGACTGCTGACCACGTTATCAAGACCGCTACCCTAAACACCGATGGGTTTTTGGGCGGCGTGCTCACAAACTCTACTACTGCTGGGCAAGCTGACTGCTTTAGCGCAGACGCTGATGGCAGTAACGACTTCATTACACTTAACGGTAGCACCACTGGTGGTCTAGCCGGAAGTAGAATTCACGTTGTTTGTATCGATGGCGAGAATTGGGCTGTGGACGGTCAATTGGTTGCCACTGGCACTGCTGCTACATGCTTCGGTGACGCACAGATCTAATATTTAATATTAGATATGTTATTCAAACCCCCTTCCTTCATTGGTTGGGGGTTTTGTTGTATGCGGAACTAATTACTGTAAACAGGAGACCTAGCCTATGTCCTTTCCCCAATTGACGCCAAGCAGTAATACGAGTGCTGTTGTTTTACCACCTACTGGCAGTACCGGCGATGTTACAGCCACACTTCCATTCGGAGTATACAAAGACGATGATTTTAAGCAGGGTGCAGCCGCTCAAGTTGCTTACACATATAAGAAGCTTGGTGGAGATGTATTGGACATCGAGATCAAAGCAGATAATGTTTACGCAGCCTATGAAGAGGCTTGCCTAGAGTATTCCTATCAGATCAACATTCATCAGGCTAAGAACGTATTGTCCGACCTTCTAGGTATGGCAACGGGCACATTTGATCATCTTGGAGAACACTCCACCTCAGAGTTAGACGCGACAAGCGGATCGCTGGTCAACATGAAGTATCCAAGATATAAATTTACATACGCTCAGCGAGTGGGTGATGGTATCGCAGAAGAGGCAGGGTTTGGTGGAAACCTAATAGAATACTCAGCATCTTTTAATCTTATCAGAGGACAACAAGATTACGACTTACAAACGATTATATCTGGTAACTCAATTGATATCAATGCAGAGACAACCAAGGCAGTACCATACGGAACTGGTAGTATAGAGAAGTCGCCACAGACTTTGACCTCAAATCAACAAGACAGAATGAATCGTAAATTTAAAATCCGCAGGGTATATTATAAAACCCCAGCTTCAGTATGGAGATTCTATGGATACTACGGTGGCCTGAATGTTGTTGGAAACTTAAACTATTATGGTCAGTTTGCTGATGACACAACATTTGAGATCATTCCGTCTTGGCATAACAAATTGCAAGCGATGGCTTACGAGGACCATTTATATACTAGGCTATCTCACTATTCATATGAGATTGATAATAATAGGCTAAGGATATTCCCAATTCCGTCAGCAGAAATTCCAAAAACTATGTGGGTTACGTTTACCATGCATCGTGATGCTTGGGAAGAGGACTCCGATAGAAAGACAGGAGTGAGCGGTATCAACAACATGAACACGTTGCCGTTCCCAAATGTGCCCTACAAGAATATCAACTCTATTGGTAAGCAATGGATTCGTCGTTATGCACTAGCGTTAACAAAAGAAATACTTGGTCAAGTCCGAGGTAAATTTGCTACCCTGCCAATCCCCGGAGAGTCAGTCACTCTAAACGCTTCAGATCTGCTCTCACAGGCCCGAGAAGAGCAGACATCTCTTAAGGAGGAGCTAAAGACGGTTCTAGATCAGATGACCTACAAAGCCCTAGCAGAGCAAGATGCTGCTATGGTTGCATCTGTTGATGCTGTCTACCAAGAAATCCCACTAGCTATTTTCCAAGGATAATCTGAATGTCAGAGAACGAAAAGAAATGGAAACAACCTAATCAGCCTCCTCCCCCTTTGTTTGTTGGGCAGAAGGAAAGGGATCTTGTAAAACAAGTTAATGACGAACTTATTGAGCGCGTCATTGGCCAGCAAGTTGTTTACTACTCAATAGACTTGGAAAGAACAAATTTTCATCCACTATATGGCGAGGCAATTAACAAAACATTCCTGCCTCCAGTTAGAGTTTTTGCTCTTGTGGAGTATGAGGGGATACAGACACAGTTTGATACAAACATTGGTCTTGATAAAGAAGCCTCAATTACAGTTCATTTTCACAAGCGTAGATTGACGGAAGATCAAGATTTGTTTGTGCGAGAAGGTGACTTCGTGCTGTATGGCGATATATACTATGAGATCACAATTTTATCGGAGCCTAGACAGATCTTTGGGCAAGTAGATCATAAGATTGAAATATCTGCTAAATGCGTGAGAGCAAGGGAGGGTTTGTTCGATGGCACCTAAAGATTATAACAGAGACTACACAGAGGTGAAAGACGCCGATGGTAATCTAAAAGAAATTATTTTTATGCCATCAACGATTGAAACCATTGACACCGCTTTTTATAACTGGGTCAATGAAACCATCAATCCATCAGCTATAACCAATAAGGGATTTAAGAAAGTTCCTGTTATCTGGATCTCTGCCGAGCGAGCTTTTCAAATTAAAGCAGATAAAGACTTGCGCGATAAGAACGGTGTTGTTAAATTACCTCTTATGATTATTAACCGAACGGACGTATCAAAAGACTCTTCATTCAAAGGTGTCGCATGGTCGCACATTCCAAACTTCAATGATGGTCTCCGTGGACCCCGTGGCGGGGCTCTTACAGTTGCAAGAAGAATCAATCAAGAAAAGACTGCAAACTTTGTGAACGCCGACTCTAAGAGAAAGTTTGGAACACTTGGTTCCACTACATCTGGCCACGGCCAAGAAAACTTCCCTTTTAGCAATCCCGGTAAAGTTGTGTACGAAACAGCAACGATGCCAATCCCGGTATATGTGTCTGTTAACTACGAGCTAACAATAAGAACAAACTACCAGCAACAATTAAACCAGATCACAACCCCATTCATGACCACTACAGGTCAAATTAATAATTTCTTTATCAGCCACGAGGGGCATAGATTCGAAGGATTTATTCAAAATAATTTTATTCAATCGATGGACGTGACTGGCGAACAGGAAAGCTCTTACGAAACAAAGATTGACTTTAGAATCTTAGGTTATTTGCTTGGCGGTGGGATAAATGACGAGCGACCAAAGATCGCTTTTAGAGAAAATGCAGTTCAAATTAGAATGCCCAGAGAGCGCGTAATGGTAGGTGATAAACCAGAGCGGTTGACCAAGCGAGGCATCAAATCTTTTTATAAAGAGTAATTTGGACTTTAGCCTTTACAAATACTATTTATAATGTGAAAGGCTAAATAACGTAAGAGCTTTATATCATCTAGATTAAGGACAATAGGAGAGCCATAAATGTCATCAGAATTAGCAAGAAAGTTTAGATTTGTATCACCGGGTATCTTCCTCCGAGAGGTAGACAACTCCCAGTTACCTAGATTGCCGGATGCAGTCGGCCCAACAATTATTGGCCGATACGCTTATGGTCCCGCGATGCGACCTTTCAAGGTCAACTCACTAGCTGAGTTCGTAGAGACTTACGGAAATCCAATTCCGGGTGCTTCCTCTGGAGACGTCTGGCGCGAAGGCAACAAGACTGGACCAACCTACGCTGCATACGCTGCATTTGCTTGGTTGAACTCTGGCGTTGCACCTGCTAACATTGTCCGCTTACTTGGAGACGAGCACGATCAAAATGATGGCACCGTGCTTGCACAGGCTGGTTGGACCACAACTAACCCATCATCCACCTCAGCAGTTCGTGATCCATCCGCTACTGTTGGATCAAATGGTGGCGCTTACGGCCTCTGGCTCATCCCATCAGGTTCGGATTTAGAAAATGCTGGCGGCACGTCTCTGGGCACTGGTTCTCTTGCAGCAATTTGGTACATGCGAGAAGGAGCAATCGCTCTCAAGGGCAAGCAGGTCACTCATAAGTTACAAGCAGATCTAACTGCTGTCACAGGTAACGCTGTTATGCTCCACTCGGAAGACAGCAATTACACTTTCCAAGCGAGCATTGTTGACTCTTCTTACAACAACCTGTACACTACTAAGTTTAACTTCGACAGAAACTCAGAAAACTACATTCGTAAAGTTTTCAACACTGACCCGATCTTGACGAACACAAGCGTTGTTGATACAACCACTGTCAACGAAGGTCGAGGCAATTACTTCCTTGGCGAGACTTTCGAGAGTAACCTTTTCAATATTCTCGGAGCATCTGGAAATGCATACGGAATGATTCTTCCAATTGCATCTGGTACAATTAACAATGACGCTCATGGATCAGGATCTTTTGTCGCTGGTTACCACGATCACCTAGAAGGGTTTAAGAATCCTGAAACAGGCTGGTTCTTCTCACAGGATCTATCAACAGACAATACACACTACGCAGCCGAGCGCATGACCAAGCTATTCAAGTTCCACGGTCTTGACTCTGGCGAGTGGCTACAAAACAATATTAAGATTTCAATTGCAGACCTACGCGCTCCTACAAGCTTGGCCAATCCTTACGGAACATTCACTGTTGAAGTTCGTAGAGCATCTGATACTGATAAGGTGCCTGTGATCCTTGAGCAATTCACCGAGTGCGATCTTAACCCAGCATCATCTAACTTTGTTGCTGCTAAGATTGGTGATATGTTCATGGAGTTTGACTACAGCACCAACCGTCTCAGAGAGTATGGCCAGTACAGAAATCAATCTAAGTACATTAGAATTGAGATGAACCCTGCTGTAGAGAACGGCACTTCTGATCCAGAACTTCTACCATTCGGTGTCTTCGGCCCAATTCGCCCTGTTTCATGGCGTGTACGCTCTAATGACGGTGACGATGGAGCTACTGGAACTCCATTGTTGAAGGTTATCGGCAACGATAGTACAATTGCAGGTGCTTCTGCTGGTTCTGGATCTGCTGCCCGCGTCGCAGCGGATGGAAAAGCAACATGTGTGCTTACAGTTGCAGACGGCGATGCTGATGTCACAGCAGTTGAAGAAGAATTTATTACACTTACATCTACGGATGGAACGACTCGTAGATACGTTATTATTGACGATAATGTAACCGATGTGACAACAGGCACCGTTATCGCAGCCGATACTGATGTCGGTGACTCGGGCCCAGACGTTGCACTATCAGTTGGAGGTATCGCAGTAGCGATCAACACGACCGGTACTAAGGCAACACAGAATGCTTTCCTAGTTCAGTTGAAAGCTGCGATTGAGGGCGCAACAGGCCACAATGGAAGTATTACAGTATCTGCTGTCCCGACCGAGGCTAATGGCGCTCAATCAATTACGCTTACTCAAGCAACCGCTGGAGAAGCGGGCAACACAGACGTGGCCGAGAACATAGCCGCAGCAGGCGCAACTATGCTTATCGCACAGATGACCGCTGGTGGCACCACAACCACTCAATTTATAGGTGGTGCTGACCTCGTTGGTACAATGACCACTGTTGAGGACGGTCTAATTGCAAGTCACTACTCTCCAAACCACGTTACAAGCATTGTTTTTGGTGAGGACGACGGTACAAGCACCGGTCTTGTTGGAACGTATCGATACACTGCATCATACGAATTCCCAAGAACTCTATTCCGAATCTCGGCTTCTGATGGCGCGATGGGCGATCCTAAGGATGCTTACTTCGGTCTTCAGACTGGCAAGACTCACACTGACTTGTCATTCGACCCCGGATATCCTGACTACGTTCGTCGCCTACCTGTTGGTTTCGCACAGACGGACACAATCACTGGACCCGGCACTGATAGAGAATACTCTTGGACTTTCTCACTCGATGATGTTAGAACAACAAACTCGGCTTCAACTGGCTACTCTAGTGTTTCAGGCATGACAATTGCTAGATCTGCATACTTCCAGTCAGGTTCTAGAAGACAAGGTGACTCGCTTACAGCTTTGAGTTCTTCTTATAGCA